ATGATGCCACAGGACTTGCCCGAAGAGGAAGCAGAAGCGCCAAAATTCACCGCTCGTCAGCAGCGGTTTATTGCGGCGTTCTGCGTGTCAGGGAATTGCACAAAAGCTGCAAAGGAGGCCGGCTATTCGGAAGAGTACGCGTATTCGATTGGCTCTCGATTGTCGAAGAATGTCGAGATACGGGCGGCCATTGATGAACGGCTGGCTGCTTACTCCATTAGCGCCGCCTTGGCAACCAAGCTCAACAGCGAGATTGCGCAAAGTTGTGTTAACGAATTTCTTAAGATTGAGAACGTTGAAGAATCAACCAAGATTCAACAGCCCCTACAAGATTACATCGAAGAGATTCTGGTTGAAATAGCATTTGAGGAAGAATACGCCAAGCGCGCCAATTTACAGGAAGAGGAATTAGACGAGCACAAATTCAAACAACGTAAGCGCCGCCGGGCCATCATTCGGCTTCAACTCCAGCTCGAAAACGATTCGCTGGCTACCCATACCATTGCCGGCCCACCAGTGCTGGTAAAGCGGGCGCGTCTTGATTTGGTGAAGTTGGCCGAAGCCCGCGAGGGGGGCCGGATTAAGTCGCTTTCCTTTGGCGAGTTCGGCCCAAAAGTAGAACTATACGCCGCCGACGCTGCCATTGACCGTGCGGCCCGGATGCACGGCCTCTATGAGAAGGATAACCGGCAGGCCGCAGGCACGGAAGTAGAAATCGTCATCGGTGGTAGCCCAAAAGAAACGGCTTAAGCTCACGCTCCGGCCCGATGCCGTCAGCCCCCGCTTCTGGCCCTACCTGCGCAGCCGCACCCGCCACCTGCTGCTGTGGGGCGGCCGCGACAGCACCAAGAGCGACTTCGTGGCCCTCAAGCTGCTGCTCGACTGCTTGGAGTTGCCCTACTTCAAGTGCGTGCTCGTGCGCCGCTACCTCAACACCGTCGGCCCTTCGCAGGTGGCCACGCTCGAAACCGTGGCCAAACGCTGGGGCCTGCATCACCTCTTTAAGTGGGGCGTGAGCCCGCTGGGCATTTGGTGCCGCGACAACGGCAACAGCTTCGTCCCGTTCGGCATGGACGACATGGACAAGATTAAGTCGCTGAGCAACCCCACCCACGCTTGGTACGAGGAAGCGAACCAGGCCGACGGCAAGAAGGCCGATGTCATCAGCACCAGCCTGCGCAGCAGCGTGCCGGGCTCCTATCTGCAGGAAATCTACACCTTCAACCCCGACCATTCCGGCGACTATACCACCTTCTGGCTCTATCAGAAGTTCTTCGACAAGACCGGCCACCCGCACGAGCTGACCTTCAGCGGGCAACTGGCCGTGGACGTGAGCGGGCAACTCGTGCAGGTGCCCTATGAGGTCGTCCACTCCACGTACCACAACAACCCCTGGTGCCCCCCCGAGCGGGCCGCTACCTACGAAGCCTACGGCACGCTCGACCCCCTCACGGGCGAAATGGCCGATGAGTACCGCTACCACGTCTGGTGTTTGGGCCAGTGGGCGACCAAGCGCACGGGCAACGAGTTCTACCACAAGTTTCAGGAAAAGCAGGTCGTCAAGCCCACCCCGTACTTGCCCGGCCTCAACATCGTGCAAAGCTGGGACGCCAACTCCCTGCCGTATTGCGCCATGTTTTGCGCCCAGACCGAACCGCAGCCCGGCGGCGGCATCCTGTTGCGCGTGTTTCAGGAGTACGCCATAAAGCCACCCAACAGCGGCATCGAATCGACGGGCCAACAGTTCCTCAAGGACCGCAAGGCCCGCCAGTGGGACGGCAGCGCCGTGTACCTGACGGGCGACGCCTCGCTGCGCAATAACAAGATTGGGGAGCAGCGCGGGGAAAGCGTTTTCAAGGACGTGCGGGCCGCCTTGGCGGGCTTCACCGACACGGACGGACAAAAGATAGCCGGTTGCCTCAACGCGGGCAGTGGGGACTTTTGGCTCAAGAAAAACCCAGGCGTGGACCGCCGCCGCAACTTCGTAAACGCCCTCTTTGAAGGCAAGATACCCAAGTGCTCCATTCAGGTAGACCCGGACTGCGTGCTGCTCATCAACGATTGGAAGATGGTGCAAAAAGCAATTGACGGCAAGCTCAAAAAGCGCGTCTACGATGCTGAATTGGATGCGTGGTACGAGCCGATTGCGCACTTTTCCGACATCGGAGATTACTATATCTGTACCGTGCTAAAGGCCGAATACGAAGCCTACCGGGACGGGAAGTAAGGGCCTGTTTCCACGCCGTAGGGCCTGCTACTAACCTTTGCCGCTATGAATCTAGCCGAAGCCATTGCCCGCGCCGCCCCCCGCCTGCTGGGCAATGTCACGCACCCGGACTACCAGCGCACCGTCGATTACGCGGCCTTTTGCAAGAAGCTCGAAACCGGGCAGATTGCCACCCTGCTGCAGCCCTTCGTGGCCCGCGAAAGCCCCGCCGAATTTGCCGCCCGCCTGAACCTGACCGTGAGCACGCTGCCCGCCGTGTGGAACGAGCTGCGCACGCCGTTCAAGCAGGTGAGCCGGCTCAAGGGCTCGCAGGTGGAACGCCGCTTCGACTACGCGGGCCTCTCCGATGCTGCCGCTTCCCGCAACGCCGCCCTGCTGCAGACCCTCACCGACGGCTACTACCACAGCAAGCCGCTCGAAGACTACCTGGCCGACCACGTAGTCGGGGCCGTGGCCATGAGCGACCCCAACGCGTGGCTGCTCACCGAGTTCGGGGCCTTCGACTTCCGCCGCGAACGCGCCCGCCCCTACCCCGTGCTGCTGCCCAGCAGCGCCGTGGTGGACTTCACCCGGCAGGCCGGTAACATCACCAGCGTCACGGCCCGCGTGCGGGTGAGCACGCCGAACGGCACAGCCGGCTGGCGCTACACCGTCTACCTAGCCAACGAGTCGGTGGACTACTGGCCCGTGCTGAGCGAGAACGGCACCACCCTCAACACCATGCCGGAAGGAGCCACGGTAGCCGGCACGGTGCTGAGCGAAACCGGGTCCGTGGCCTGGCAGTACCGCATCCTAGAGCACCGCGCCGGGCGGGTGCCCGCTTCCCCGCTGGGCTACGCGCTTGATGCCGAAACCGAGGGCCGTACCTACGTGAGCCCGCTGCACCCGGCCATCTGCTTTCTGGTCAAGTCCCTGCACCTGGATTCGGAGCTGGACATCAACCTCAAGCGCACGATTCACCCGCACAAGTCCATGTTCGTGCCCCCGTGCCCGGCCATGAGCGCCGGGGCCTGCGTGGCGGGCAAGGACCCGAGCACCCAGCAGACCTGTGGCGTGTGCCACGGCACGCAGCGCAGCCCCGTGCAGGAATCGGCCCTGGAGGTCGTCACCTTCCCGCTGCCCCGCGATTTGGAGGAGTTGGGCAAGATGCCGGACCTCTCCAAGATGGTCCACTTTGAGCGCCCGCCCATCGAGGTAGCCGAATTTCAGCTCAAGTTCACCGACTACTTAGTAGCCCGGGCCCAGCGCACGCTCTTCAACACCGACACGCTCAGCAAGGCCACTCTCGTCACCACGGCCACGGAGCGCCTGGCCGAAGCGGCCCAGAAGAACACGGCCCTGGCGCCGATGGGCGACTTTATCAGCGGCACCTACACCTACCACGCCGCCGTCATCGCGGGCTACAACGACATTGCCGCCGGGCTGGTAGCGGTCTACAAGTTCCCTTACGAGCTGGTAGCCCCCGAGCTGTCCGACTTGATTGCCGTGTACGACGGGGCTGCCAAGGCGGGGCTGGATGCCATGTTCATGCAGGAGCTGTACATCGACATCACCCGCCGCAAGCTGGCCGACAACCCCGAAAAGCTGCGGCGCTTCACCGTCAAGCAGCGGTTCGTGTCCTACATCGGCCTCTCCGATGAGCACGTATTGAAGCTGTGGGCCATGAATGCCATCCCCACGCCCAAGTTCCTGCTGCGCACCGAACAGGACAGCATCTTCTACGAATTGGAACGCGCTACCCCCGGCTTCTACGACCTGGCCCCGCAGGCGCAGCAGGACCTCGTGGATGCCAAAGTCGCGGCCCTGGTAGCCGAACTGAGCAGCACGGGAGCCGCCCGGCCCGGTGCCTTTGTCACCCCCACCTTTAGCGCCGCCCCGGTAGCGGCTACAGCGTAAGCCCGCCCGCTAATGCTAAGCCCCGAAGAAGCCGCCGCTGCCCGCAGTGCCGCCGTAGAAGCCCTACAGGCGCAGTTAGCCCGCGACCTGACCACGGCCCAGCGGGAAATGCTACGGGGCCTGCTCAACCGCTTAGAAGATACCCTGGCTGACCCCGCCCTGATTGCGCAGCTCCTGGCCGAGTACACCGCTGCCGTGGCCGTGCCGCTGGCCGTGGCCTATGCCCAGTCGCTGCTGCTGCTGCCGGCCCTGCAGCTCGACTACTTTGCCGCCCTGGGACTGACCAACTACCGGCAGCTACGGGCGCCGCTGACGGGCTTGCTCGAAACCCGGCTCGGCATCACGGCGGCCGGCGTGCCCGTGCCCGGCGGCTACCTGAGCACGCTCGTCGGCGACACCACGGCCCAGCGGGAGTTGCTGCGTTACGCCTATCAGGCGCAGGCCACGGGCGTCGGGCTGGGTGCTTACCGGCAAGGGCTCGAAACGCTCGTCACGGGCGGCAACGGGGCCACGGGGCTGATGGAGCGGCTGTACAAGGAGGCCAATGACACCTACAACGAAGCCGACCGCACCCTGCAGCACGTTGCAGCGGAAGAACTGGGGTTATCCGCCTACCTGTATCAAGGCGGCCTGATTAAGAGCAGCCGCGCCTTTTGCAAGGTGCGCAACGGCCGCGTGTTCCTGCGTTCCGAGATAGCCCGGTTCGGCACCAGCGCCGATGCCTACGGCGGCTACCGCAACAAAGCCGCAGGCGAGTTCGACGGCAGGCCCGACCCCTACGAGCCGCTGGTGCAGGCCGGTGGCTATTCGTGCCGGCACACGTTCCACGCAATCAGCAACAGTATCGCATTAAGCCGCCGCCCTGACTTGATGGAAGACGGTGCTGGTAAGCTAGTTCTTCGAACGTAGAGAAGCCCGCCGTGCAGCCCAGCACTTTTGACACCCGCTGCCCTGCATATGAGTATTTGGTGTTTGACTAAACGCGCCGTGCGTGGGGCAAATGATAGTCACATGCACATTCGTTCGAAAATATACGACCTGCGAGTAATCATAGGTAGCACCGTGAACCTTGCGGGCAGCCTCTTCGAAGTCGGGACGAGGGTTGTATAGCTTCCCAACTCTTCCGTTGTAGTTCAGTACGGGAAGGTGTTTCCAAGTTCTGCCCTGTATTAAGGCAGACATTGCACCTGTTGTAATGCCATGCCTAGTAGCTAATTCGACGGATGACGTTGTTCGAAATGCCTCCCTAATCAAAAGCACTTCCTCATCGGTAAACCTTGCCGCGTAGTGTTCAGAACCGATTTTGCTAAGCCTATTCTTTGCCGCGTGAATTGAGTTTTCCTGATAGGTGACCCATTCGAGATTACTCACAGAGTTGTTGGCCTTATTGCCGTCCTTATGATTGACGCATAAAGGCGATTCAGAGGCGGGCTTTTCAATAAAGGCAGACGCCACCAAAGTGTGAATATTAAAGTGGTGATGCTTCCCATCCCGACTCAATAAAACCTTTGTATAGCCAGTTTGCGCAGGGCCGCCAATGTAGCGAATCTTGCCAAGAGGCCCTTTTGGGAGCGAGCGCACGCGGCCCACATTCGAAACTTCATATCGACCAGCAAAGCCAACAACCGCGCGCCATATTTCATTGATTTCCATACAATAAAGATAACACTTGCTAACACATATTACAAGTAAAATCCGAAACATATAAGAGGAGGCGCCGTTCATCAAGCCTGCCCAACGCCATAGCCCTGCGAATGAGGGCCGATTTGGAGGAAGGGCCGGACGGCGTGCTGCGCATCAAGGCCAGCTAAACCCCGCCCGGCCGCACCCCCGCCTGCTTCAGCGCCTCGCGCATCGCCAGCCGGCTCACCAGGGCGCTCAAATCCAGCGTGAGCACCACCCCGCCCGGCGCGGGCGCAACGTGCACGGGCGGCAGCAGGGAGCGCACGTAGCGGGCAGTGAAGGTGCGCCGGGTTACGGCCTTGAATCGCATAGGCCGCAAAGGTAGGCCCGGCTTTGCGGCGGTAGGGCCGCCCCCGGTGCTTTGTGGCTGCTGAATCCCTTATTCCTCATTCCTCACCTCATTCCCAAGCCCATGCCCAAGTCCCCCACCCCGGATACCGTGGTCGCCGTTCACGAAGACGGCACCGAAAAAGAGTTCTCCGCATCCACCTGGTCCCTGTTGGGCGAAGACAAAGGCGGCTATTCCATCAAGCCGGCCAAGCCCGCCCCCCTCGCCAAGTAGCCATGAGCAAGCCCGCCCACACCGTGAAGCTGCGCAACGGCGCCGCCCCCGCTGAGCACGTCACCACGGCCCAGCTCGACGCCATGAAGGCCGTCTTTGGCACTCGTTTCAGCGAGTACGAAGTAACGGCCATCGAAGACGAGGCCCCGAAGCCGGCGGCCGTCAAAGTGGAAAAGTCCAAATCTGCCGACTAAAGCAGTGCAAAAGGCTCCGAAATTACCGGGGCAAGACCAACAACTTACCCAAAACACCCGCTTGGGGCCGGTTTCGCCCCCTGAAATACAATTATTGAGCAATGGAAGATTTCCAACGACTCCTGAGCGTGGTGGCCGCCACGCTAAACAAACCGGCCGATGAGGTTGCGGAAGCCGCAAAATCCGATGAAGGCATTGCCACGCTCACCGACACGTTCAAAGCCTACCGCAAGGCCCAGTACGATGCCGGCCACAAAGCGTCCAAGAAAGAAGCGACCAGCACGGTAGAAGCTGCGCTGCGGAAGCGCGGGGCCGCCGATGCCTCGTTTGATGACTTGGACAGTGCGCTCGATGCCTTAGAAACCAGTGCCCGCCAGAAAGCCGGCCAGGCCCTTTCCGATGACGACGCCCTGCGTTTGCCCGTGGTGAAAGCCGCGCTCACCAAGGCCGAAAACGAAAAGATGCTGGCCATCTCCACCGCGAGCAAAGACGCCGAAACCAAGCTGCAGGCGCAAATCGACTCATTCCGCAAGGAGCAGCAGGACGCCAAGGTAGCCCAGGCCGCCGAAGCCCATCTCGCCGAGCTAAACCCCAACTTCAACGCCGACCCGGTGAAAGCCGCCCGGCAAAAGGCCCGCGTGATTGCCGAAATCAAAAACGGCAAGTACGAGTTGGGGGAAGACGGCACGATTAAGCCCCTGCAGCAAGACGGCGTGTATTTGCCCAACGCCCACGGCCACCCCGTCAGCTTTGCCGACTACGTGCGCAGTGCCGTTGAGGAATCCGGCTTCGACTTGCCCGTCAGCCAGCCCCGCCAATCCGCCAGCCTCACCCCCGAACAAGTGGCCGCCGGCCAGGGGGCGGCCGTGCTGACGCATTTCAAGGGCGCGCTGCCCAAGTCGGAGCAGGAGTACATCACCCTGGCCAACGACCCCAACCTGCCCGCCGATGCCCTGACCGAATTGCGGGGCTACTGGCAGGCGCAGGCGGCTACGTAGGCCAGCCACCCTTTTGCCCACCCCTTAGACCATCATGGCCCTCTCCACCCTCTATATTACCGAAGTTAAGGCCGACGCCCGTGGCGTGTACGCCGACCCCGAAGCCCTGCTCTCGGACCCCGCCCACGTCATCACGGCCAACGCCGTACAGGCCAACCAGCGCACCGGCACGGGTGCCACCGGCATCCAAGGCCGCCTGCAGGCATCGCCCACCGACTTCGTGGACGTGCAGTGGGGCGTGGACACGGGCGACGTGCAGGACTGCACCGACGATTGCGCCTTGGTTGGCGCGGAAGGCGAGGCGGCCACCACGCGCATCGACGCCCCCATCTGCAAGGAAATCACGTTCCAGATTAGCGAGGAAACCATGCGCCGGCTGGGCATCCAGGGCGGCCCGGAATCCGTGCAGCGCGCCGCCCAGGCCGAGTTGTCGCGCCTCCTGTCGGTGAAAGCCGCCAAGCTCGACACCTGGGTGAACGCCCAAACCCTGGCCCGCGCCAAGGTGCTCCACAACGCCCCCAAGGCCGGCACCGCTGCCGGCGTGGGCACCGTGGGCGCGGACGGTGTTATCACCGTGCCCACGGCCAACTACAACCGCAAGCTGGTGGCTCAGCTCGTGAAAATGGCCCGCCTCAATCAGATGGGCAGCCCCTACATGATTGACGGCGGCCAGCTGTTCGTGGACTACTTCAACGCCCGCCTCGACGGGGCCAACCCCGAAGGCGGCGGCGACGCGGCCCGCGTGGCGTTCTTCCGCGAGTACTTTGACCTGGAAGGCTTTGCCGATGCCGCCCTGGCCGAGGACACCTTCCTGGTGAAGCCCGGCGCCCTGGGCCTGTTCTACAAGTCGTTTCTGCCCAGCACGCCCCGCGAAACCGCCAAGGGCCAAATCTGGACGAACTTCAAATCCAACAACATCACGGACATGCTCTACGACGTGGTGTTTGAGGAGGCCTGCGTCATGGTCAACGGCCACCCCGTAACCGTGCACACCGGCAAGCTCAAGGCCCACATCGGCGTGCACAAAGCCGCTGGCGTGGACGCTGTTCGGCCCGGCATTTTGCTGCTCAAGGACGGTTAGACCGCCCGGCAGTAGCGCCGTAACAAAAGCCCCGACCCGCAACGGCCGGGGCTTTTTGCGTCCGGCATTTCCGGGCCGTAGGGCCGGGCCGGCACCTTTGTGCCATGCCGCAAGCCCCGTTCGACAACACCTGCTTAACCGCCCTTGTGGGCATCAGCGCCGCCGGCTCCGACTGCTTCCCGCTGCCCCCCGACCCCGAAGCCGCCGCCGCGCTCACGGCCAGTGCCACGGGCTTCTACCTCGACCAGGTGGAGGGCCTCAGCTTCCGGGTGAGCAACGGCAACCCCAAGAGCGATTTGTACGCCCGCCTGCGCCGCGCCCGCGAACTGGCCGCCCTGCGCATCCGCACCGCCCTGCAGGGCCGGGCCGCCCTCGGAGCCGCCCGCTACGAACGGCGCGGCGTGCTGGGCAAGCCCGGCAACGGCCAGGCCCTGCCGGCGCTCACGCTCGCCCGGCTCACCCTGCAAACCGTGGTGCGCGATTTCGGGGCCTACCGAATCAGCACCGTGCGCCTCGACGCCACCGCCACGGTGGCCGCCGTGCCGCTCTTGCTCGACGGGCAGCCCGTGGGCACGCTCACCAGCACCAACGCTCCCGCGCAAGCCGTTGCCGGCATCCTCATTCCCCTCGATGGGCAGCCGCACACCTTGGAGGCCCTGCTGCCCGAAGGCGTGCGCCCGCTTGATACGAAGCTGTTTTGCCCGCCCTGCAGCGGCGGCGGGCCCTGGGGCCAATCCGTGGCCGCTTCCCTCTCCGGCATCACCACGGCCACAAGCAGCTTCGGCTTCACCCTGAGCGTAGCCGAAGAATGCACCGCGCCCGGTGCCGCCGATGGGCTGTGCTACGCGGTGAGCGAGTACCCCGAACTGCAACTGTACGTGGCCCAGGCGCTGCTCTACCAAGCCGCCGAACTCATGGTGGTGGATTTGCTGGCTGATGCCAGCGTGAGCCGCTACACGATGCTCGAACCCAAAACCCTGCCCGCCCTCGGTGCCCGCTACGCCGATTTGGTTCAGCAGCACCTCAGGTGGCTCACCAGCGCCGCTGGCCTGGGCCGGGTGCAGCACCCCTGCTTTGTTTGCACGCCGTCCGGCTGGCATCCTACCACCACCGTGACGCGCTAATGGCCACGCTCCAGGACCTTGCCCAACAGGCCAGCCAGGGCGTCGTGCAGGCCGCCCCCCGGCTGGCCCTGCTCCGTGCCCAGACGGCGCTGGCCCTGGTCACGTTCCGGGTGCAAAGCCAGGGCGTGGCCGGGCCGGGGTACTCCACGACGCCCGTGCCCTCGTTTCTCTTCACCAGCAAGGCGTTCAACGCGGGCGGGCGGGCCTACATCAAAAAGAACAAGCTCGGCACCTACAAAGGCTTTCGCGACGCCCTGGGCTTGCCCACGGCCTACGTGAACCTCACCTTCACGGGCCGCATGTTCCGCAGCCTGCAGGCCAGCGCGGCGGGCGTATCCGGGGCCGTGGCCCAAGCACGCATCGTGGCCAGCACCCAAGAAGATGCTGACAAGGTGGGCTACAACACCAAGCAGCGCGGCGACTTTCTGGCTCCCAACGCTGCCGAGCGGGCCGAGATTGCCGCCGTCACGCAGCGGGAAGTAACCCGAATCATCAACAGCTACTTCCAGGTATGAAGCCCTACTTTGAAAGCACCCGCATTGCCCGCGACGAGTCCACACAGGAAGAGTTCGAGTACCTGACCATCATCCTGTGGGCGGATGTATGCCGGATTGAAGAGCCGGCGGGTGACGACTTCAAAAACGGCAACGCTAAGTGTGTCATTTTTATGAGCACTGAAAGCTCGATTTGGCTGCTGGCGCCTTACGCGGAAGTAGCCGCGCAGTGGAAAGCCTACCTGGACGGCTACCTCGTGCATTCCCCCCTCCGCAATTAAGCCCGCATGACGACCGACCTAGCCCAGCACCTTGCCGAGCGCCTGCAAGCCACCCTCCCGTTTCTGGACCGGGTAACGGGCCTGGCGCGGGTCCACGAGCGCACCATCATGGACGGCGACACGCCCCGCAGTGAACGCCTGCCGGTGCCCGCTGCCTACACGGCCGCCGAGTGCGAGCGCGACGGGCGCTACCTGACCCCCGACGAGCACACCGGCTCGATTGTCTTCTTTGAGGACGGCGGCGAAATCAGCACCGGGCAAGGGCAAGCCACCCAGCGCGAAGCCACGCTGCGCCTGCTGCTATGGCTCAATCCCTTCAAGCTCAGCCACGCCCTGCCGCAGAACCGCCTGCAGGCCGAAGTGGAACAGGCGCTCAGCGTGCGCCGCCGCTTCGACACAGGCGACTACCGGGGCCTGTTCATCACGACCAGCACCTTGCCCGCCGGGGCCGCCCTGCTGAGCGCCTACAGCTTCGGCGGGGGCACCACGCCCCTGCTGTACCCGCCGTACCAGCTGCTGGGCCTGGAACTAAAGTGCCGCTACCAGTACGCCCCGGCCTGCCTGCTTCCGGCCTTGCCGACGCTCGACTTAGACCGCACCGCCTGCCTGTTGCCACCTGCTTCGCCGATTCTCTGATGGATACGACCTTCTTTCTGCATGTGCTGGGCACGGCGGCGGTAGGCGTCTGCTTCGCCTCTATTTTGGTGGCCGATGGGATGCTGCTCTCCCCGGTGCAAGCCTGGCTGCGGCGCCAGTGGCGCCACGCCCACGGCACCGAGCTGGACGAACAGGAGTGGTTCAAGCCGCTGTGGGGATGCTTTGTGTGTGTTACAGGGCAAATAGCCACATGGAGCTACCTGATTTTGTATTGGCCCGAAGACTATAGGCAGTCGTGGTATTGGTGGGCGTGCTTCGCCGGGCTTTGGTTTGTCTACATATCCCTTTCAATAATCACGGCAATGGTGTTAAACAAAATCACGAAATGGGCAAGATTATAGTAACATTGTGTTGCTGTACAATGGCAATAGTCGTATCTTGTGGTATGAAAAATAGCACGAGTCACGCCGAAAGAAGGGTTGTCGTTGACGGCAATGCCCAATGCTCAAAATGCCAAAAACTCAAGCCTTTCGAGGCGTTTGGGTGTAATTCATCGTCCGCGATTAAAATAAAATCGCACTGCAAAGAATGCGAGGCGGCCAAGCGGGCGGCAAACAATACCCCGGAAATGCGTGAAGCAAGGGCTCATCGGTATTTAAATGGTGGCAAGGAGCAACGCATAGCCTTCGCCCTTGCAAATAAGGAGCGGATATACCTGCAACGCAAAGCATTGAGGGACTCTCGTACCCCCGAGCAAAGGGCTATAGTAGCAGAAAAGGCAGCAGCATATTCAAAAGGGCCACAGCGAAATAATTTTGCTGCTCGTCTTTTCTTTAATCTAAAGATAAGAATGGGCAGAGCCCTTAAGGCAGCTATTTCTGCCTCAGAAACCAGAGCCCTGTTAGGCTGCGATGCCAAGCAGCTCGAACAGTATATTAAATCGCTCCTAGGCCCTGGTATGACCGTTGAAAACTACGGACGGAGGACAGGCAAGCCGGGGTGGGAACTGGACCACATAGCCCCGTGCCGAGCCTTTGATTTCTCCATTGAAGCAGACCGTATGGCGTGCTTCCACTATACAAATGTTCAGCCCCTTTGGGGAAGTCAAAATAGCCGGAAGAACGCAATATGAATACGCCAATAATCCCGGAAATCATCACGCCCGAACCGGACGCCACCAGCTTCACGGCCAAAGGCGTCACCTACACCATGTTCGACGGCCTGCTGACGGGCCGCTCCCGCTTCTACGACCGGCTCAGCATTGAGTTCGGCCTGGATACCAAGCTGCCCGGCATCATCGACGGGCTGGACACGCTCAAGGCCAGCTTCAACAAGCTCGACTTCGTGAAGGCGGCCAGCACCGTGGAGCTGCTCCGACAGGGCATTAACATCATCGGCGCCAACCGGGTGCGGGAGGTGGAAATCGTGGGCATGTTCTTCAACGCCCCGGAAGAAGACCCCAGCAAGTACGACTTCGCCGCCATGCAGGCCAAATGCTACGGCGCGTGGGAGGGCGTCCACTCGGGTTTTTTCTTGCTCGCAGCCATTCGCTGCATGAAAACTGGCTACGGCAGCTACGCCCACTCCTTGACGCCGGCAGGGCTGACGCCCGCCTCCTTACCGCAGCCGAGCGAATAGAGCAGCTGAGCTCCTATTGGGCCGCGCTGCTGAGCTGGTTCAGCGAGGACGACCCCGCCCGCTACTTAGCCGCCCTGCAACTCGATGCCCGCGACTTCTACCGCATGAAGCGCAACAAAGAAGAATCCATCCGCCGCCTGTCGGCTCACTAACCGCCCCGCCATGCCCACCGACTTAGGCCAGCTGTATTCCTTTGACCCGTCCGAGATTGTGGCGGGCCTGGCTAAAATAGGGCAAGCCGACGTGGCCCTGCGCGAGGGCCTGCGCCAGTCCGGGGCCGTGGCCACCAACTCCTTTGCCGAAGCCGCCAAAGCCGCCACGGCCTACTCCGACCAACTGGCCGGCACGACGGCCGAGTACCGCGCCGCCGCCGCCGCCACGGCCAGCGCCCGTGAAGCCGTGCGCCAACTCACGGCCGCCAACCGCGAGCTGGCCGCCGCCCAGAAAGCGAGCGGCAGCGCCGATGAGGTCAAGCGCTTGGGCCGGGAGATTGAGAAGAATACCGCCCGCATCCGCGAAGCCAAAGCGGCCATCCTGGAAAACCGCGCCGCCACCGAGCAGGAGCGCGCCGCCGTGCTGGCCGTGCGCGATGCCCGCCGGCTGCAAACCAACGCCACGAAGGAAGCCGCCGCCGCCGCCAAGGACCTGAATGTTCAGGTGAAGGCGGAAGCTGCCGCACGAAAGGAAGCGGCCACGGCTCGGCAGCAACCCGCTAACGATAGCGCGGGTTCGTCAGGCGGCTTCTTTGGCTCCTTGCTGGGCAAAGTAGGCCCGTTGGCCGCTGGCTTGGTAACGGTCAATGCCGTTGTAGATAAAATAAAGCAAGGAATAAGCAATTTTGCAGCCCTTTCAGGCTTGCAAGCCACGCTTGTGGGCGTAGCGGGTTCGGTGCGGGAAGGCGGCAGGGAGTTCGCTTACGTCAAAGCCCAGGCCGATGCACTAGGTGTGCCCTTGCTCACATTGGGCAAAGCCTACACGGGCATATTTACGGCGGGCAAAGAAGCCAACTTTACCGCCGCCGAAACGCGGGATATTTTTGAGGCGGTTGCCGGTGAAGCGAAAGTGCTGCAAAAGTCGGACGCTGAACTAGAGCAAGCCCTCCGCGCAGTGCAGCAAATTATGTCGAAAGGCAAGCTCACAGCAGAGGAATTGCGAGGCCAGCTTGGGGATGTTTTACCCGACGCCACGGCCAAAGCCGCGAAGGCCCTGGGGGTCACGACGGCCGAACTTGATAAGATGCTGCAAAAGGGCACCATCACGGCGCGAGATTTTTTGCCCAAGTTCGCGGCAGAAATCAAGCGCACCTATGGCGACGCCACAGCTAACGCAGCCACGCAGCTAGGCTCAAATATTTCCCGCATCAATACTTTCTTGCAAGAAAGCAGCGCGAAGTTGGGCGCATTTTTTGCCCCGGCCATTAAGTACGTGGCCGAATTTGTGAGCTCGGCAAAACTAGCCTCCGATGCCACGGCGCAAGAACAAGTAGAGCTTGAGGAATCGCTAGTTGCCATTACAAGCCTGAACGTGGGCAATGCCGAGCGCACCCGATTAATCAAAGAATTGCAGGCCGAGTACCCCGCTTTGCTGGGCAACATCAACGCTGAAAAGGTGGGTAACGATGAATTGTCTACCGCCATTGACAAGGTATCGGCCTCTTTGGTCAATCGCATAGTGCTCGAAAAACAGCAGGAAAAGATTGCCGACCAGGCCGCCAAAACAGCCGACGCCCTACGCAAACGGTTGGAGGCGGAAATTGAGATACGCAAGCAGTTGGGCAGGCTCTATGTTGAGCGGCAACGCAACGTTGAAAGCAGTAACGGCATACGGGCCATAAATGACAACGGCAGCATTGGGTTTGGCGCGGATATTCGCAAGGAGAACCAGGGCTTGCCGCTTGCGGTTGCGGCTCAAAACACCTTGGACCAAATTGCCGGCCGCAAGGTGGCTATATCAACGGTTTCCCCGGCTGTCAGGGAGTTGTTCCAGGCGACAGAAGCCTACCGCAAGGCGCAAATTGCGCTAAACACAGAAGAGGATAAAAGCAACGAGCTAACCCGCCAAAAGGCGGCTTTTATGCAGGCGTTGGGCATTTCTACGGCTGCTTCCACCGGCGCCCTAACGGGTAACACGGCAGCCCTCACGAAGTCGATTGACGCCCTGCAAGCCCACCGGGCCGAAGTGCAAAAGCAGTTGGAAAGCCTGACTACGAATGACTATGACGATACGGGCTACCGCAAACGGTTGGCCGGGTATCAAGCTGACCTAGAAAAAACCGATAAGCTAATTGCCGAACTTCAAGGCAAGCAGGATAAGAGCGCGGACAAACGCGAGAACAAACAGGCCCAACTGCTAGAAGCCTACCTGCGCGAACAGCAGACCTACAAGGAGCTTGCCCTAAAAGCCGCCGAACAACAAGAAGATGACGCAAAAAAGGCATCTGAACGGCAGTTTCAACTAGACCTGACCAACATTTACGAATCCAGCCGGAAGCTCAAGGCCTCAAAGAAAGCGGCTGGGCAAGGTAATGCATTTGATGCCGTACAACTAGAGCAAGAGAACACGCTTATTCAGGGAGCATACGATGCCCATTACGAACGCCTGTTGGCTATTCAGCGCACAAAGCAGGACCAACTATTAGACCTCCAAAAAGAGGGAGACCAAAAGCAGTTGGACGCGCTGGCCTTGGCTTTTGAAAAGGAGAAGGATAAATACGCCAGCCAGCCCGCGCAACTCAAGGCCGCTATTGAAAGGTACGGGCGGGAGAGGGCCAAATTGCTGCTAGACCAAGAGCAAAAGCGGTTGGACGAAGAACAGAAGCTAGCTTCATCGGTAGCTGAATCAGCCGCGCTCGACTTTACCGACCCCGTAAAAGCGGAAGAAGTACGACAACAAGGCTTGTTTGCTGTAAAGCTGAAGTATGCACTAAAGGAAATCGACCTCAAGCGGCGCGTGCTGGACTCGGACCCGAGCACGGCCAATAAAGACGCCCTGCAAGTAGCCCAAAACACATACGATGGCTTGCTAGCCATGCAGAAGAAGTCAGAAGGCAAGTTCGACCTATATCGGCTTATTCTCGGCAAAGCCGATAGCCCAGAGCTACGGGAGGCATTAGATGAAGTAACAGCGTCCGTAGTCGGCTCAATTAGCCAAATCCTACAAGCCCAGCAGCAAGCCGCCGCCCAAAAGGCAGCCGACGCCACCACTGCCATTGGCGAACTGCAAAACCAGCTTAATCAAGAATTGCAGTACCGTGAAGAAGGTAGTGCCGCAAATGTTGCCGCTACGCGGGCCGCTATTGCAGAGCAGCGCCAAATACGAAAAGAGGCACTGATTGAGCAACGCCAAGCAGCTAAGGCCCAAGTGCTGCTTGACACCATCACGCAGGCGGGCAACCTAATCACAGCCGTTTCCAACGTTTTTGCGGGTACGTCTAAACTCGATGCTATTCTGCCCGGCGCGGGTATTGCGGCAGGCATTGCCTTGAGCGCCGTGTTGGTAGGGGCCTTTACCGCTTCAAAGATTACAGCCTTCCAAGCCGCCGGCCAAATCGGCGGCGGCAGCTTTTACACCGGCGGCTTTACGGAAAAGGGCGGCAAATACGAAGAGGCCGGCGTGGTGCACAAGGGGGAATTTGTAGCCAACCAGGAATTGACAAAGGACTATTACTCCCTCTTCAAGGCCCTGCACGAAGGCAAACCAGGGGAAATTGATTGGTCCGCGCCCTCCATGCGCGAGTTGTTACCGCCGCCGTTGTTGCCACGTCAACCGATAGCCTTACCCGATTACGCCTTGCCCGCCCGCCTACGCGCACAACAGCAGGAATACAATCAGCGCCAGCAGGCCCAAGCCCAACAGCCGGTTAACGCGGCTTTTGCTCAGATGAATACCCGCCTGGCCGCCATTGAAGCCAGCAACCAGCGCATGGCCGACACGCCCACCGTGGCCGCGCTCGGACCCGATAGGGTGCTGCTCACCTACGCCGACGGCACGACCAAGATTGTGAACTACAGCGGGTAACAATTCCGTCCTTCAAGCCTTACCTATGTAAGAATTAATGCAGAGCTTGGTACTAGTTGCTGAACATTCCGCCGCCGCTGGCGAATGAAGGCCACCAACTCCGATTCGCTGCACACCGCTCCTGTGGCTTCAAATGCCTTGCGGGCCTTGCGCGGGTGCAAGTGGTAGTAAAGCGTCTCAACTAAAAACCGGCTGATTCCCTGCTTTGTGCTGGCTTGTTCGGCCGTAGCCGAACCGCCCCACACGGTAGCACCCCGCAGTGCTTTGTAGCTGTTCAGGCGCAATGCGCCTGCCTCCCCCTCTTCTACCATCATCTGCCAGCCGGACGCGGCCCACCACGCCCATTCTTCGGGGTATTTGCGCCGGGTGACGCGGCGGGAACGGGTGCGTCCCGCAAAGGGAGTGCGGCGGGACATTTAGTTAGTCGTTTAAATCTTCCCCCAAAATCAAATTAATCTTTCTACGACGCGCTTCTACTAGTTGCGCTTCAGTATCATTAATAGACATGCTGAGGCGCAATGCTTCTTCATGCATAAGGGAGCGTGCCAAAGCAGAAATACTGAGGCCGCGGGCGCGCCCTACCCGCGAAAACAGTACCCGTTCCTCATCAGTCATTTTAACATTGATTTGCGGGCTTCGCGGCTTATTGCTCTTTTTGGGTTCCATGGGTGCAAATATATGTCTAGACTTCGCAAATAAAAAATAATGTTTATTTTCATTATGTCATTGCAATGTCTAGACTTTTGCGTACATTTGTTATGTCCAAACGGGACGCCTCACCAAAGTAGAACGCAAAAAGGCCAGGCGCTTCAACGCCTGGCCTTCACGCAACGGCCGCTTCAACAGCCGCTACAGGGTGGGGACTACGCAACCCCCAATCCAACCACAAAATTACATGAAAAATGTAATGCCAGGTCAAGCTGCTTCAACAGCCTCCCCCCAAACCACCACCAAGCAAGCCCAGGTAACCGGCTTGCAGGCCCTCATCCTCGAATTGGTTTTAGGTTCGGCCTACGCCACCCAAGCCGAGATTGACCGCACTATTGCCAGCGTAGCCAAGTGCCAGAATACTAGTACGCTGGCCAAATGGTACCGCAATTCGGTAATCGAGCTTGCGGAACGCGAAGAACGGGCGCCCGCAACCTATGCCACGGGCGAACAAAAGCAGGAAATTATCTGCTTGCTGAACCACGCCGTTGTTACCCGCCGCCACAAAACGCGGGTATTGCTGGGTATCAACCGGCTGACGAAAGATGCCGCCGCCCTTGAAATCACCCGCCTCACTGCCTACATAGCCGCTCCCTTTGGGGGCGGCGAAATGGCCAGCACGGCGGTGGAGTTAGTTGGTCTATCTCACGCTTGCTAGTCGCGCCCCGCCATGTACGACTATCAGCAGAACTTTAGCCAGGAATCGGCTACCCGCCAAACAACGATTTACAACAAGCTGGTGGCCCAATGGGCTGCCTTGCTGTTGGCTTCCGATGAAGGCGTATTTGAAGTAACAATTCGCAGCCAGAGCGGCCCCGTTACGATTGCGGTGTGCTTGAACGACGGCACCGAAATCGCGCAGCTATTGGCCGAGAATTTTGGCAAACGCATTGCCCGGCTGGAGCACAACCTGAACACCACGTTGGGCGAAATCGGGTTGGAAGTCCGCGCCGATTTGCAAGCCGCCCAACGGCAAGAAGTCCAACGCGACGCTGAAAGTGCCCAGCGCCGGGCCGAATGGGACGCCTACACCCGAACCCTTGCCGAACAGCAGGGCAAGGCCCTGGCTGCATTGGCCCGCGAACAAGCCAGCCAAAGAGGCACCGCGCGCCGCGCCCGTGTCGCTCCTGCCGCAATGAGCAAGGCCGCCAAGCAAGCCGCCGCTGGGCCGATGAACGCCGCCGTTGAAGTGCCCACCGCAAAAGTTGGAGAGGGGCCACAATCATGAGAACGCGGGTAAATATTCTGTTCTGGTTTCGCAAGCAGGTGCGCCGCCACGCGGGGGAACGGGAGGCCAGCACCCCCGGTAGCATTTATTGTCGCTTGAGCGTCATGGGAAGGGACCGAATCGAGGTTGCTACCGGTATCGAAACGACCTATGGCGATTGGGACGGAGCGGCCAGCCGCGTGTTGGGACGCACGCCAGCCGCCCGCACGGCCAACGAATCACTAGTGAAAATGCGTGACCGACTCACGGACATCGTTGCCGACCTTGACCGGCAAAACAAGCCCATCACCGCCAAGCGGGTGCAGCGCGTGTACTTGACCAACGGGGCCATGCTCAACATGATAGAACTGTTTCAACAGTTTTTAGCTGAGCAGCAAGGCCTTGTGGGCGTTGAAATTAGCCCTGCTACGGCCACGGCCCACAAGGTGCGGTTTGGCAATATCTGCGCCTTTTTGCAGGCCCACAAACTCACCGAGCTACGGCCCGAAGAGTTCACCATCAACATGGCCGATAAGCTGCTGTACTGGCTCATGAAAGCGAAGGGCCACAAGCGGAACACGGCGCTCAAGAACCTGCAAAACGTCAGCCAAGTCCTGACTTGGGGCGTGCGGCGGGAACATTTGGACAAGAACCCAATGGTGCTGTATCAATACAAACTGACTGCGCCGGGAGAAATCAAGTATTTGACCGTGGGCGAAATCGGCATTCTGCGCGCCACTTGCTTGCCAGACTACTTGGCACGGGTACGGGACTGCTTTCTATTCCAGTGCTGGACAGGCTTGGCGTATGCCGACCTCTATGCGCTGAATGTGGCACGGGACGCGGAATACCAAACCGACGCGCAAGGCAATTTGCGGCGGTTGCTACGGGTGCGCCGCCAGAAATCCACCATGCACCACGGCTACGAATGCGTCATCCCCTTGTTGCCAGAAGCGGAGCGGCTGCTAAGCCAGTACAAGGGCGAGCTACCGGTTCCGGCAAACGCCGTCTACAACCGCTATTTAAAAGAAATTGGCGCCGTGTGTGGCTTTTCAGCCGACAAGATGACAACCCATGTTGGGCGTAAAACGGCGGGCGTCATGATGCTGAATCTAGGCATTCGCATGGAAGTCGTGAGCAAGTTTTTGGGGCACTCTTCCGTGAAAATGACGGAAAAGGTGTACGCCAAAATCCTTGATACGACATTGGTAAATGAGTTTGACCGCGTGTTTAGCGTTACGCCATTGCCCACCCAGCCAGCCGCAATTGAAGTATTCAGCCCCGCGCCCCGCAAGCTGATGCCCGGGCCCGGTACACAGTCGTTTGAAATGATAGCCGCGTGGTAATGGCAGCGGCCAAACTAGCAACCGCCCCCGCCACGAAGCGCAGGGGCGGCATGGGCCGGGCGCAGTGGCTCAGCAAGCAGAACGGGCGCAAGGCCGTGCTCTATGTCGTAAAGCTGTACGGGAATGAGGGCGAACAACCGTTCTACAAAATTGGGATAACCTTCAATTTAGCCGCCCGCTTCGCCCGCTTGCGCTTCGCGGGGTACAAGTGGCGCACCGTGGCGCGGTATGGGAGCTGGAGCGCGGGGCGGGTGTTCGACTTAGAGGAACGATTGCACATGCAACTGAAGCCCTATTCCTGCCGGCCTTTCCTGCCTTTTGCGGGCCTTACGGAATGCTACGGGGAAGTAGAGCCGTTGCTTGCCGCGCTGCCCAGGGTGGGCACGTTTGTATTAAAAATTGGTGTTGATATTTGATAAACTATGTCTAAGGCTTTAACAACTGCGGAATTTATTGCCAAGGCTCAGGCCGTGCACGGGGTGGGCAAGTACGGCTACGAGAAGGTGGTGTATGTAAATGGACAAACTAAAGTGGTAATTACCTGCTCAATCCACGGCTTTTTCGAGCAGCGGCCCAGCGACCATGGCAAAGGCATTGGGTGTAGATTTTGTGGGCAAGAGAAGGGGTCAATAAGCCGCTCCCTTGATACGCATGCCTTCATTGCTAGGGCCAAAGAAACCCATGGCCATCGCTATGATTACTCAAAAACGATTTATATAGGCAACAGCCACAATGTTGCTATCAATTGCCCTGAACACGGAAAATTTGAGCAAAAGCCTTCGCACCACATGAAGGGTAGTGGCTGCCCAGCCTGTGCCGGCGTGGCGCGCATTGATACCCCTGCCTTCATAGCGCGAGCCCAAGCCGCCCACGGCGACCGCTACGATTACTCAATAACGGTATATGCGGGGAGGGGGCGAAAACTCACCATTGTTTGCCCAGAACATGGCGAGTTTGAGCAGCTTTCAAAATCTCACATGAATGGAAATGGGTGCCCATCATGCGCCATCATAGCCAACTCGCATAGTACGGCCTCATTTATCGCCCGTGCTCAAGCAGCGCACGAAAACCGCTACGATTATTCAAAAACGGTGTACACGGGTAGAGGCTGCAAAGTTGCTATTATGTGCCCAAAGCACGGCGCGTTTGAAAGAAAGGCGCGCAACCATTTGGAGGGGTCTGGCTGCCCCATGTGTGGAGAGGCGCGGCGCACCGAAATTAACCGTCTTAGCTGGATTGCGCGGGCAAAAAATCGCATCTGTTACCTGTATTTATTACGCATATTTGACAAGGACGAAGTTTTTTATAAAGCAGGGGTTACATCTGATTCTGTAAAAAGGCGTTTTGTAGGCCCGCAGGCCCTTAACAATTATTCTTACGAAGTCTTAGCCTTGCATAAATCCACGAATGCCGCCGCCGTTTGGGAATGGGAACAAAGTATACTGGAAACGTTTTCGCATTTGGCCTATGTCCCTAAGCGGCCTTTTGGAGGCGCAACAGAATGCTTCTCAAGCTGCGAAGAAATCCTAGCAATATTCCCGCTATGACAAGAAAAGGCCCGGCCAATCTCTTAGCCGGGCCTTTGCGTTTTTGCATTAAAAGCTAATCGGCCGTAAATCTGCGCGAAGCGAGATAGGCCACCTTTTGTGCGGTGGGTTTAATCGCTGGGGCGTTGGCGTCGGTATATTAGCCGGATGAAACCTCTGCCTCTTGCCTTATTGCTTTGCGTAGGCTGCCACTCAGCTACGCTCTCAGATGAAGAAACCATTAAAGCCGTTGCAGCCGCACAAGCGCCGGGCGAAGGCTTTCAAGATTTCAAGTTTGGGCAACCTGCCAGCGAATACCCCGGCTTGGATACGGTTACCAGTAGCCCCGAAGGCGTGTCCTTTACGCGCAAAGGCGAAGCCGTGGCGTATGGCTTGGTACCTGTGCACGATGTTATTTATACGTTCCGCAACGGAGGCTTTTCACAAGTCAGCTTCAATTCGTCGGGCCTTTCCAACAGTAACAAGTTGCAAGGGTGTCTGGAGCAATTGTTCGGCCCCCTAGAAAAGGGCGAAGACAACCGCTACAAAGCGCAAACAGGTAAGGCCATGCTGCTATTCTCTCGCACCTATTCAGGAGACGCAACCGCTATTATTGTAAGTGAAGAAGACTTTGCGGATATGCTGAGCACGTAACCCCCCCCCCCTTTCCCCCCGTAGGGGCAGCCCGGCACCTTTGTGCCATGCCGCTGCCCTTGCCCGCCGTAGACAACGCCCTTGCCCGCTTCTTCCTGGTGATTGCCGGGCAGCGCGTGGAGGCGCAGGTGGGCGGGGAGGGTCGCATCAGCCGCGAACCCGGCGGCGACGGGAGCACCCGCGCCTTTTACTTCCGCGACAAGCTCAGCCAGGTCCAGTTCAGCGGCGAGGCCTACGCCTACCTGCTGGGCATTGAAAACAGCAACGCCCGCTGCCAGCGCATAGGCCTGCTCGTGGAAACCCGCGCCCACGCCGGGGCGCCGTGGCTGCTGGAATGGGAAGGCGTGTTCATCTGCACGGACGTGAGCTGGGACCCGGACAACTGCACGGCCACGGTGACAGCCGCCCCGAACGATGCCTACCGGCGCCTGCTGGACAGCTACGATGCCGAGTACAACATCCTGCGCACGCCCGGCACCCGCACGCCGGTTACGGCCGAGCTGGCTCAATTGGCCGGGCAACTGCGGCTGGAGTCCCTGCGCATTGATTCGGCCGAAGAAGCCGACTTCCTGGGCACGGACGGCTGGACGGGCTTCTTGCGGGACACGAGCTGGATAAGCGGCCGGGGCCTGCAAAAGGGCACCTATAGCCGCATGGTGCTGCTCTTTCGCTACCGCTTGCCCGCCGTGGCGATGGTGCCCGACACGACCACCGTGGGCGACTTCGTGCCCGTGGACAAGTCCGATGCCGGCTGGGTGCCGCTCCTTGATTCGCGCAACGATGCCCGGAATCCGCCCACCATCGACTACGTGAAAGGCGCCGAAATCGCGGGCTTTAAGCCCTACAAAATCGGCACCTACAACGACTGGCTGGACCCGACGAACGTGACCAGCGGCGGCCAGCCCCGCAGCAACAAGCGCTACGGGGACCAGCTGCTGCTGCTGCCCTGCTTCAACTCGCCGGCCGACTACGGCTTCAGCAATGCCGACTACCTGAAGATAACCGGCACGGGTTCCGGCCAGAGCCTGGGCGGGGCCTTCAATGCCGAAGCCGACGGCGGGCAGTGCCTCAACGTGCGCCGCCACGTCAAGCAGGGCGATGGGGAGCCCGCCAACAGCCGCAGCCTGTGGTGGCGATTCGGGCAGTTCAAGTTTGCCCGCGCCTTCCGCCTGCGCGATGCCGTCTACGAACTGCTGCGGGCCACCATCTACGGCCCGGCCCGCGCCGACGGCACCTTTGCGCCCCCCGCCCCGGCCCTGCTGGCCCTGCTGCCCCCGAATGCCGACGCCCTGAGCGTGTTCCTTTCCGCCCCGACCAACCCGGCCACCGGCCAAACCGGCAACGCGAACGAGGTGCCGCGCCTGCTGCTTTCGGCCGGCTCCGACGTGAAGCGCTACGGCAGCAGCGAGGCGGCCACGCGGGTGCTCATCAGCCTCAAGCAGCTACTGGCTGACCTGAAGGCCCTCTACAAAATCGACTGGTTCATTGACCCGCTCACCGGCTGGTTCCGCATCGAGGATTTGAGCTACGTGGAAGCCCAGCGCGAAGCCGGCGCGGTGCTCGACCTGACCGCCCTTTCCGGGGCCGTGCTGCCCCGCGCCTACTCGTACCGCACCCCGGACTTGCCCCGTTACGAAGAACTAACCGTGGCCAATGCCCAGACGGAGGACCTGCCGGGCCACACCTATTTTGCCAAAGCCGCCCTTGACTACGGCCCCGACGGCTGCAGCATCGGCCGCGAAGGGCAGAACCGCCGCAGCAGCGCCAGCGCCCGCCTGACGGGCGACGTGACGGCGGGCGTGCTCTTTGGCGATGCCATTCCCGATAACGCCCTCTTCCTCTTAGCCCCCGATGCCGCCGGCACCCTGAGCGACGCCAACCGCCTCGTGGCCGTGTCCTCCCTGCTGGCCCGCTACCACCGGCGCGGCATGGTCGGCCCCGGGGCCGTGCTGCCCGGCGGCGTGCCGGTAACGGCCCAAAGCGTGCGCCCGCAGCGCGAACAGCCCGCCCAAACGGCCCCGCTGGGCACCTTGCGGGCCTTGCCGGCCACGGCCCGCCTCACGACCCTGCTGGGCCGTGAGGGCGAAGCGGCCAAAGCCGAGCTGAACCTGAAAACCGGCGTGGTTACCATTACCGCCTGGCTGACCGTGCCCGACTCCTACACCCCGCTTCCGACCATTCGGAGCCGGCAATTTGACGAATCCTTTTCCGATTCCTTTCGCTAGTGGCCCTCAACGTTCACACCTTCCCGCTGCTGGCCTACCCCGGCCCCGCCCCCGAAACGGCCGCCCGCGCCGGCATGGGCGGCTGGGATGCCTACGCGCTGTGGGCACCCACGGACCGGCTGCTGCCCTTCGTGCTGCAACGCCCCCTGCTGGTCGGGGCGCCGCGTGGGTGGCGTGCGCCCGGCTGGAGCACGCCGATACCGGCGCCCTGCTCCACGAGCTGACGCCCACCGGCCCCGGCGCCCCCTTGCCCGCGCTGGGCCTGCTGCTGCACAAGTTCCAGGACGCGGGCACGGGCGTGGAATCCTTCGCCTACTACGGCGGCATCATTCCCGGCCTGGCTTTGCCTTGTGGCGTGCCCGTGCGCCTGGTGCTCGACAACGCCTACCAGAGCCCGCGCTTCACGGGCCGCGCCGATAGTGCCACGGCCTGCCTGCAGCTCGACTGGTGGCACGATTCGCCCCTCTACCGCGTGCCCTACGGCACGGGCCTGCACCAACGCCTCTACGTGGAGAACGCAGGACTGCAGTACGCCCCGACCAGGGAAAAGAGCGAAGTCATCGTGAACCCGGCCACGGGCGAGGACACGGTGGTGTTCATGGCCAAAATCCGCGCCGCCACCGTGAGCACGGAGCCGCTGCCCGCCTACCTGGCCGAAGCCTTGAGCGCGGCCAACGCCCACCAGCGCTTTGCCGTGGACGGGGAGGAATGGAAGCTGGCCGAAGCCAAGGAAACCAAGGCCGGCACCGACGGCGGGCGCGATGCCTTCACGCTCACCTTTGAGCAAACCGACGTGCTGGTGCGCCGCTCCTGCCCCGTGCCCGCCCCGGTCTCCCTGCCGTACGCGCCCGACATGGTGCGGCCGTGGCGCTGCGGCGACACGAGCGACACGGCCCCGGACTTTCAGCCCGACGGCGAGGGTATCTGTGAAAGCGACAACGACGACTTAAACACGGGCTACGTGCTCTACACGACCCGCGACGTGAACCCGAACAGCGCCAGCTTCAACCAAGTGGGCGCCCCCGTGCGCGGCGAGCAGCCCAACGAGGCCCAGTGCCCGGTGCCGCCGCTCTACTACTCCGCCGAAGTGGCCGGCTACACCTCCCGTTCGGACTGCGCCGAAGGCCAGGCCAGCGGCGAGCCCGTGTATTACCGCTTGGCGGCCGGCGCGCAAACCAGCCGCGTGAGCCAGGCCCAGGCCAACGAAGCCGCGCAGGCCCTCTATGCCACCCAGGCGCAGGCCCACGCCAACGCCACCGGCACCTGCCTCACCGCCGGGCCGGGCGGCGGGGCTGCCACCTACGTGCCCGTGTATACGCCCGACGGGTGCTTTGCCTGCCAGATGGCCAACGAAGCCGACCTCTCGGACGTGCGCGATGCCACGGCCCCGGAGATAAACCAGTACACCCGCGCCTACAACAACAACGGGACCGCCTGCGCGCCCTGTGCCAACTAATTCCCCCGTTTTTCCCTCACCCCAATCCCTCACCCTTTTTTACTCATGGCCGCAAACCCAGACGACCCCACCATTGCCCTGAATTGCCAGGACCAGACCCTGCCGGCCGGCGTATCGGCCGCCGATTGCTACGTGCCCGAGCGCAACTACGGCCCGATTCGCAACCTCTACTACACCCGCGCCCCGTTCGCGGCCCCGCCCACGGCCTTGGAAATCGCCCGCCGGCTGGCCTTGTTCGGCACGGCGCCCACGGACCCCGAAGCAATGGTTGGCCCCATCGTGGCCCAGGTGAGCCTGACGCCCGCCACCGCCCAGGTGGACCGCATCAACGGGGTGGACTACCCCAAGCCGACGGACCTCTCCTTCGCCGTGACCATCTTCGACACCAACCAAGCGCAGTACGCGTTCATGCGCAGCACCCAGAAGGGCGGCACGCAGGGCTATTTCTACGGCGTGGACGGCACCCCGTACTGGGTGGGTGGGCAGTCCGGGCTGACCGGCGAAAAGGCCATCCTCTCCTCCCGCTTCAACTGGCCGGCGGATGAGACGGCGCTCCAGACCATCACCGGCACCATCACGGGCAAGGGCTTCTTTGACCCCAAGCGGGTGCCCAGCCCGGTGCCCGTGGTGTAAGCGCCCGTAAGCGCCTGCCTTGCAGCCCCGGCCCCTCTAAGGTCGGGGCTGTTTGCGTTTGTCGCCCGTAGGGCCGTGCAGGGAATTTTGTGCCATGCTGCTACCAGCCCCCCAGACCCGCGCCGAACTTGAAAGCCTGCTGCGTGCGCTAATCACCGACCCGCTCAACAATCAAAACACGGCCGATAGGGTGCGAGCCATCATCCGGGCCGTCTTTGAGGCGAGCTACAACCGCGCCGACGACGACCTGCCCGCCGCAATGGCCCCCCTAGCAGCCAATGAGCTGAACGCGGGCCGCCAGTCGTACGTGAACCTGACGGTGCGGGCCGCCCTGCTTAAGCTGCTCAATGAAGTGGCTACGGCCCCCGCCGCGCCCACCAACCCGCAGACCGACGACCAGGGTAACATCTTCTCCGGCCTGCTCGTCCCCGGCTTCCCGACGATTTCCGACTACTTTGCCTTTGGGGTGCCCGGCACCACGGGCATCGTGGACGCGGCCGGCGTGGGCGACGTGGCCAACGGCCGCCTCTACCTGCGCAACATCACCGGCGAGCGCCTGCCCGGTAGCGTGGGCTTCGGCGTGAAGGCCAGCGGCAACCGCCCGCAAGGGGCCGCCCTGACCAATGCCGTGGCCTTCACCGGCCCGGCTGCCGCCCCCGCGCCCACCGGCCCGACCCTGAGCAGCTTCTCGCCTACCAGCGGGGCCGTGGGCGCGGGCGTCACCATTGCCGGCAGCGGCTTCCTCAACACCAACGACGTGTACTTCAACGGCACGCCGGCCAACTTCACCGTGCTCAGTGCCACGACCATCAACGCCACCGTGCCAGCGGGGGCGACCACGGGCAAAATCAGCGTGGCCACCACGGAAGGCAGCATCACCAGCCTGGGCAACTTCACCCTCACCACGTCCCTGCCGGACGGCGGGACATCAGGAACCAGCACGACATTGGGCAACGCGCAGTACTGGAACAACAGCCAGAACATCGGCCGCACCGGCTACACGGTGCGCAGTCCGTACTCCTTTTTCCGCCTGAAGCTACCGTCGGAAGTCGCCAGCTTCGAGGTGCAGGTGTTCAACAACCTGCCCGCGGCCGCCAATTTTAGTCTATTGCAAAACTTCGGCGTGCGCGTAAACGGCGCCTATGCCCAAACGATTGAGGTAGCCCCCAATGCCACGGCCTGGTACCCGGTTACCGTGCCGGCTGGCGCAACAGTGGACGTGCTTAATGGCTTTCTGGAGAAAGCGCCGGGCAATGATTACCAGGGGGTTTTTGTGCTGGACGTGCGCCTGGCCTCCGGTACGCTCTCGTTTGTAAATCCAGTGGCCCCGGCCAAGAGAATACTAATGTACGGCGACAGCATTCTGACCGGCGCCACTGCTTCGCCCCCGGCCCGGAACGCGGCGGCCCAATTGGTGCGGGCCGAGCTTCTGGGGCAAGGGTATGATGTAACAATGGAAAGCTATTCGGCGCGTTCCGTGGCCGATGACTACGCCGAAACGGCCGACCGGCCGGGCTTCATTGCCAAGCTCGGCGCGGCTCGTGACGGCACGGCGGGCAACTTGCTGCTGCTGGAAATGGGCACCAATGATATTGCCAATATCAGTGCGTTCCAGCAGCGGGCCGGCGCTTTAATCGATGCCTACCATAGCGCCTACCCCGCTGACCGGGTACTCTACCAACTGCCCACCACGCGCTACGACGGCGGCGGCGATAGCGCGGCCCTGCAACAGGCCGTGCAGCAACTGGCGGAGATTCGGAGCTGGCTCCAGGTGTTCGACACAAACGTGGTACAAGCCGACACCATTTCCGACAACCTGCACCTGACCACGGCCGGACACCGCAAGGTGGCCGATGCCATGAAAGTGGCTATTCTTAACCCCGCCGCCGCCACGACGCCCGCGACCACCATCCTTTCGGCACGCGACCGCAACAATGCGAATCAACTAACGCCTGCCGGGGCCTGGGTGGCAGACGAGGGGACGGGCTACGTGTCGAGCAACGGCTTCGCTTCGCAAAACAGCTCGGCGCGGGACAACTGGACGATGCTCAATGCGGTCGGCTTCGACTATAACAGCGTGGTAGTGCCGAATGCCTCTGGCGTCCAATTCCTATACCGCACAGCAGGCAGCACTGCGGCTTTCCAGTTGCTGGGAACAGGCACCCAAATCGCCGGACAAAAAGGGACCGCCACCATTTTCCGAAGCCGGGGGCTGCCACGCGGCGATTATGAAGTGTATATGACATGGGATGGGCAGGGCACCTTTAATGGGCTGCTGGCCGACCAAGTGGTTATCTACCACGACGCACCCGCCCCGCCGGTTAGCGCGGACCCGCTCACGCCTTTGCAATGCGAACTGACGCCTGCCGGCACCTGGTTTGCGGATACCGGCGCACCCTACTATTCGGGCACCGGCTACTACAGCACTGACCTAGCGGCAAAGGTGGCCTTTACGCTTAACGGCATAATAGGCTTTGATTACAACTGCATCCAGGCCCCCAGTGGCAGTGGCGTGAGCTTCTTCTACCGGGTAGCCGGCAGCGGGGCAGCCTGGCAGCCGCTGGGCACTGGCACACAATATGCCTCGGCGGTGCAGGCTGCCACCATCTTCAGCGCCAGTGGATTGCCGCTCGGTAATTACGAGTTCTACATGGCGCTGACTACGCCCACCACCAACGGCCTGCTGGCCGACCAGGTGGTGCCTTTGCCAGGCTAACCCTTCCCCCCCCCCCCCGCGCTACCCCGCCCCCACCATGCTCCTGACCCTGCTCCAAACCGCTGAGCTGACCACGGCCGCCACGCAGGCGGCCAGCGCCGTGAGTTCGCACGCGGAAACGGCGGCCTTCACGGCCCTGCTTTGGCTGCTGGTCGTGGTCTTTGGCGGCGTGTCGGCCCTGCTCATCTACAAGCTAATCTGGAAGGACAAGCCCGCCACGGCCAGCGAAGTAGACGTGCTGCGCACGGCCCTGACCGAGCTGCGGGCGGCCTTTGAGGAGCGCAAGAAGTCGATGAACAGCGCGCGGATGCAGGACAAGCTCAAGATAGAAGCTGATTTGGCGGCCGTCGCCTGCGCCATTAACAAGTTGGCCGACACGGCCGAGAGCCTGACCACGATGACCGAGCGCGTGAGCTGGCACGGCAAACTACACGAAACGCACCGCGACGAGTTTCGGGCGGTGCACGAAGAATTAAAGGAAGTGAAACGCGACATTAAAGACTTGGGCCGTGAGCGAGCAAGAACCTGAATACCGGGCCATCATCCGCAACGCCACGGCCCGCCTGGCCGAAACGATTGAGCGGCTGCAGGCCGTGCACCTCACCCTGGCCGGCGCCGAAGTCGAGCTGGTGGTGGGCAACGACTGGGCGCCGCTGGCCGCCGTGCCGGGCGTGGAGACGCGCATGCTCAAGGACGCTTTTCTGCTGGAAGCCCGCTACGCGCCCGGCACCGAAAGCCCCGGCACCATCGTCGTGCCCGAAGCGGTGTACGTGCTGGTTGAGGCCGGCGTGTTCTGGCTCGGCACGGACGAGCAGCCCCTGCAGCCCTACCGGGCGGGCCAGTACAAGTACCTGCCCCCCGGCCAGCCGCACCGCTGGCGCTGCGAGGGCGCGGTGCTCAACCTGCTGCCCTTCGTGCCCGCCTCCTGCCGGCCGCCCCTCTCCCCCGACCCGTGCGAAGTGAAATAATCCCCGCCTTCAATCCCCGGCCCGTGACCATCGCCCTGCCCTCCCTCTCCTTCGCCCTGCTCACCGCCCTGCTGTGGGCCGGGCTGGCGTTCCTGCTCTGGCTGTGGCTGCGGCGCGAGCTGACCCCCAAACGCTTCCTCTCGATATGGGAGAGCGACGGCGTACTGAGCACCCGCCTGCTGCTGGCCACCGTGCTGAGCGGCTTCGGCATGGCCATGTACGCGGCGGGCCGGATGGACGACGGCGGTCTGAGCCAGCTGCTGGGCTGGGTGACGGGCATGCTGGCCGTGGGCGGCGTGGTCAAGGCCGCCGCCAGCCTAAAGAGCGAAACGACCAACGTGACCACCAAAACCCTGAACGCCGAAGTGAGTGCCGACACGGTGAACCTGAACGGCAAGCCTGCCACCCCTAACCCCGAATCCGAATGAAAACCCGCCACCGCCTCCTGCTGCTTTGCCTGCTATGCCTGCTTTGCGCCGCCCACACCAGCGGCTGCCGCAGCGCCCGCGCCACCGAAACGGCCGCGCCCGCGCCGGATGTGCCGGTGGCCACGGTGCCGGACACGACCCGGACACCACCCGGACACGTGTCTAAGCCCGCTGGCCTGCTGGGCTTCCTGAGCACGCCCGCCGGTAGTGCCCGCCGGCAGCAGCGCAAGACCCTGCGAGCGGCCACGCCGAAAAAGCTGGGCAAAGGGGCCGTGTACGCGCCGCTGGCCACCGATGTGGTGAATGCCTACAAGCCGCGCCAAGCGGTGATACGGGCCGACAGCGGGGCCGTGGTGACGGCCATCGATAAGGTAAAGGCCCCGGTGGCAATCGGTGCCGGGGCCACGGCCACGAGCACCACGAGCAAGGGCATCTCCCTTTGGTGGCTGCTCCTGCCCGCCGCCGGGCTGGCCTACTGGCTGTACCGCAAAACCATTCCCTTCGCTTAGCCATGTGTACGGCTCGCCCACCCGCCCGCACTTACCGCCGCCTGGACCACCCCAACGGCCCGGAAGTGCGGGTGCTGCACGCCCCGCGTGACGGGTGGGTAACGGTGAGCAGCAAGGGCCTGGGCATCACGTTTGAAACCGAGGCCCGCCGCCTCTATCCCCCTTTCCCGAAATGGTCAAACTCCCCCTGCGTTACGCCTGGCTGGAACACGAGCCCGCCCCAAGGCTTTTAAGAGAAGCGCTGAAATTGTACGGCACCCGCGAAATCATCGGCCGGCAACACAGCCCCGCCATCCTGACCTGGCTGAAAGAGCTGGGCTTCTCATGGATTAAGGACGACGAAATCCCCTGGTGCGGGACCGCCCTGGCCGTGGCCGCTACCCGCGCCGGGGTGGCCTTGCCCCATCCGGAGATGCCCCGCGCCTTTTGGTGGGCCGGCTGGGGTACGCCCGTGGGCACGCCGATGCTCGGTGACGTGCTGGTCTTTGCCTTTAGCCACGTCGGGATTTACGTGGGTGAGGATTTGACGCACTACCATGTGGCTGGAGGCAATCAGAACAACACATTCAGCATTGCCCTCTTTCCAAAATCGGCCCTAAAGGCAGCCAGAAGAACCCCTTGGAAGGTAGCGCAGCCGGCGAATGTTCGACAGATTTGGATTGACAGCAAAGGGATAGCCCCAACCGTTGCGACTACACGATAGTCGCCTTAGCCTTTTTTTGCATGAAAGTACTCATTCGACCTTTTATTAGAACACGAGCGGCAGAATCGGTACCCGTCAGCGGTCGGAACTGCATTCGTCGCCCATTCGTGGCCGTTTTTACAGTGTGTCTGCTGCTTCGAGTAGCTGCGGCCTTTGCCCACCCGGTCAGCAATATTGTCCTCGTTGGTACCAATCGAGAGATGGGCCGGATTTACACACTTTCGATTGTCGCACGAATGCAGTACGTGCCCGCCTTCGGGTATAGGCCCTTTGAGCATTTTATAACTCAGCCGATGTGCCCGCTTGGCGGTACTACTGCCAGGCGCTGCGCCCGCCCTGTCGCTTATCATGCCATAGCCCGCATTATTCAGCGCACCAGTCCAGTTCCAGCACCCTTCGGTCTTGTCCACCATAGTCCAGAACCTTTCCTCCAAGCTGAGCCGAAGCTTAACAGGCCCGAAGCGCTTAAGCCTGGCTCTTGCATTGCTTTCGGCCATGCAGGTGCGGCAGATGCGCCTCGCCCCGCCATACGATTTCTTCTCGTGAACGATGGTGTTTTCGGGGGTGTATTCGTGCCCATTCTTGCAATGGCTACGGAGCGCTCTATTTGTTATCTGTCTCACAATACGAAGATAACGAAAGAAAATGGTATATGGAAATCAAATAAACCAGCATTTCCATCGATGCCCAACCAGGCCAACGCCCACAACATCGCCCGCTTCCCGAAATCAGCTTTAAAGGCAGCGAGAAGAACTTCTTGGAAGGTCGCTCAACCGGCAAACGTGCGGCGCGTGTGGCTCGACGGCACGGGCGTGATGACGGCCGTGGCCACCCGCTAACCTTACTCATTCATCATTCACCTTTTCCCATTACCACCATGCGTTTCTTCTTCATCTCCTTTCTGATTATGACCGCCCTGGGCGCGGCCTTCTACGTCATCGACGGCCCCGGTTCGGGTGCTGGCATCTTCGCCATCATCTGCGCCGTGCTGGCGGTAGGCGTAGGCGCGTACAACTACGTGCGCTTCGGCAGCATCTTTAAAGACGGCAAACGCTAATGGCCGCGCTGCTCCCGCTGCTCTCCCTGTTGCCCCTGCTGGCCTCCCTGGCCAAAGCAATTGCGGATGCCGACCAGCACGGCAGCCCGCGCCTGCTGGCCTGGTTCCCGCGCTGGTCCGGCCCGCACTCCTGGCTGTATAAGTACAAGGACCAGACGGCGGCCAGCGGCCCGCGCTTTGCCGGCAGCACCACGGTCTTTGTATTCCTAAGTGATTTGTGGCACGCAGCCAACTTTGCTGCCTGGCTCTGCTGGGCCGGCACCGCCCTGCTGGCCTGCTGGCTGGGTCGGCCGGCACTGTGGTGGCTGGTGGCCGGGCTGGTGCTGGGCAAGCTCTTGTTCGAGCCGCTGTACGCGTATTTACGCAAGTAGGTCACGATGCCCAGCTGCTGGCGAAGCTGCTTGTAAACACCAGTGAAATAGCGAAGCCCGCGCCGGCTGGTGCGGGCTTTTTGCCTTACTTGCGCCCCGTGCGCCACTCCGACTCCCCGCCCCGTTCCTCCCAGGCCCTGTTCGGCCTCGTGCTGGCCGTCCTGGCGGGCCTGGGATGGGCGGCCGTGCAGGCGTGGCACTGGCTGGCGGCGTGGTGGGCAGGCTAGGCGGCTTTGGCGAGCAGCTTGGCATACAACCGGGGCTGGGCATGAAACATAGTTTCGCCAGCTTCCAGCAACGAATACCAAGCGTTTTTGTCCCGCACCGCCAAGCGCAGCAGCAGGCCGCACGAACGGTTGGGAACTTCGCCCGCTTCGTAGCGTGCCCACTGGTTAGCGCCAAACCCCAAGAGCTTACCCAGTAGCGCGGCCGATAACTCGTACCGCGCGCGGAACGCCGCTAGCTCGGCAGGCGCGGGCAAGCCGTAGCGTTTGCGGTACGGCCCGTATACTTGCTCGACATTGCTATTCTCTAGTGCCGTGTTCGTGAAGGATTCGCCGGTTTCGTCGCAGACGTAATAGAGCCGCGTGTATCGGTAGACTTCGCCGCGAAATACTTCGCTCTCTTCCACGGCGTGCAAGTAGGCCAAACCATCCGAAAGTGGGCTATCAATCGGCGTAGGAAAGGGCGGGTTAGACCAAGTAGGGTGATTCATTGGGATTTAGCGGCGGTATTGCCAAAACTTAGGTGGCAAAAAATGGGCTCTTCTTTGTATTCAGGCAGTAGTAGCAGGGCATCGGTAGTAATAGCCAGCGCGGGCCAGTATTCGTTGAAGAACTCTCGCACCGCGTCCTTAATGGCCTTCGCGCCTTCGTAGTCTTCCTGCGCCACGCAGAACGCAATCAGCTCCAGTTGGGTCTTAGCGTGTTCCACCGGGCACGGGTCGGGCACAAGGCAGGAAACGTGACGCAGCGAATGGGCCGCGAATTTCTTCATTTGGTTGTAGTGTTTTCTATCAAAAGCCATGCACGAATATACAACACAAAAACCTAGCCGCCAACTATTTGCCCCAACTAAACACCCGCTTCACGCCGCCAACAGCCGCTCCGTGAACTCCCGCAGGAACGGCTTGCGCGCGGTGCTCATGCCCAGCACTTCTACCCCGTAAACTTTGGCTAATTCCGAATTTATCGTGTCCGGCAAAACGCGCGAGTACACGGCTTGGGTGATGGCCACGGAGCGGTGCCCGAGCACGGCGCTTACAATCGTCATCGGCACCCCGTCCTGCAGCAGCACCATGCCCGCCGTCTTGCGCCCGACGTGGGTGGTCAGGTGCTGCGCAAAGCCGCACAGGTAGCCGATTTGCTTGAGCGCCCGGTTTAGGTACTCGTTGGTGGGCATCGGCAGGCGCTCCCCGCCGTAGCGGGCCAGGAGTTCCACGGCGGGCTGAAAGAAGGGTATCATGGTCAGCGTGCCGGTCTTCTGGCGGTGAATCCGAATCAGCAGCCCCCCGCCCGGCTGCGGCACGACGTGCTCGGAGGCGCGGAAGTTGCAGGCGTCCTGCCAGGAGAGGCCGGTGAAGCACTGAAACAGGAACATATCGGCGGCCTTGCGCAGGGTCGGGGCCGCGAAGTCGTAGTACCAGAGCTTGACCAAATCCGCCGGGGCCAGGAACACGGCGGGCCGGGGCGGCTCCTTTTTCAGCCGCAGGCCGTCCAACGGGTAGCGGTCCATGATTTCCTGGCGCACGCACCAGCGCAGCAGCCCGCTGAGCGCGTCCACGACCTTGAGGGCGTAGTTGTTCGACAGGCCCCGGCCCCGCAGGTGCTCCACGAAGCGTTCGGCCGCCCGCTGGGTCAGCTCAGCCGGGCGCAGCGCCAGCTTCTTGGTGTCGGTCAGCCATTCTTCCAGCCGGGCCAGGCGCACGCCGTCGGCTTCGCGGGTGGCGGGGCTGAGCTGCCCGCTCTCGACCAGGGCCGTGCGGTGGGCGAGGTAGCGGCCGGCAGCTTCGAGCAGGGAGCAGGTCCGGCGCTGCGGGGCCTGAAAGCGCAGCACCACCTTTTCGGGCGTCACGTAGGCTCCTTCGCGCTCGAGCAGGTTGAAGGCTTCGCGCAGGCCATCGGCCAGTTGCTGCAGGCGCTGGTTGGCCACCTTCGTTTCGTCCGAGCGCCCCCGCACCTTTTGGCCGTGGGCGTCCCAGTCGTCCTTGTGGGCGTAGACGCCGGCCGCGAAGTTGCACGGCACCCCGTCCACCGTCACCCGGCAGTAGAGCGTGCCGGGCCGTTCGCGGGCGCGGGTGTTCTTGCGGAACCAGAACAGAACGGTCATGTAGTGGGAAAGGAGCACCGGCGGCCCGCTTGCTAATGGGAGTAGCAT